GTGTCGTGGCTCGTGAATATTCTTTGAAGGAATTCTTTGATTTTACAGCCGATTACAATGGACCCAAACGCTTGTTGACACAGCATGAAGCGATCAATGGTGTACCTGGTTTCGTTGAACCGATGAACTTCCGAACATCTCCAGGTTATCCATTCGTTTTACAAAAGCAACCAGCACAAATTGGCAAATTGTCTTTCTTTGATCGAGCTGGTGAACTACCATCTGGACAAGTGCTTTACAAACCAAAACCCGAACTTCAAGCAAGCATCGACAATATCCTTCGAACAGCAAAGGAGGAATTTTGGTGCCGTGACAACTTTTACATGGACTGGCTCAAGGATGAACGTCGAAAGATCGACCGAGTTCAAGCAGGCAAGACCCGAATGTTCAACATCCATAACTGTGCTTGGCTTATTGTTATGCGCATTTATTTTGGTGCATTCATGGCAGCTTACAATCATGCTATGATCATCAACGGATCAAGTCTTGGAATCAACATGTTTGGGCCTGACGTCACCAAACTTATTCGGTATTTACAACATGTTGGTGACAATTGGTGGGACGCTGATATCCGTAACTTCGATGGTACCGCTTCATTTGAAGAGATTTTTGACTCCTTGTGGGTCGCAAAGAACTGGCTGCTCAAATTTGTCAAGCTGGACCACACCATAAACATCGTTGGTGAAAGCGCCATGTGGAGAATTCATATCATCGGAATTCTCATGTACATAGCTCTTATTGGAGTACCATCTGGTTGGCTCTTAACCGCACTCATTGACACTGAAATCAACAAACAACGCCGCGATAAAGTCTGGAGATTCTTGATGCGACTTTTCAAACAATTTCATCTTATGCGTCTTTCTGTCAAACGACAAAAAGCTCGTGAAAACGGAAACGGGGACGACATCCTCGGTGCTGTTTCAGATGAAGTCAAACACATTTACAATCCTGACAACATTTGTAATGTACTCCAACAACATGGAATCGATGCTACTCCACCAACAAAAGGTGAAGGAGCTGCTGTTGGTGGCTTTCGAGCCATTGACGATGTTACTTACCTTAAGAGCAGATTCCGCCGTCAACCTCAACATCCAAATTACTACGTCTCACAAATGTCAAAAACGACCATTCATGAGCTTGCCAATTGGATACGAACATCTTCCAATGATATCACAATGCTGAAAAGCAATATTGATGATATGGAACGCTTCCTCTTTGCTTACGGGGAACAAGAGTATTACACCACTCTTGCGAAAGTCACTGAGGCGATGAACGCTATCGGAGAGTCATATCAACCGACTCCTTATATCGAACATCTGCAGAACTGGGAAGCCGAGCATGGTTTTTACGACCCGGCCTAATTGAATTAACACCTTTACGTCAACTCGTCCAACAATTCTTCATAAACAACTTTACAAACTTTACTAATAACTTTCTTCTCTATTTGATTTGTTTCTCTACGTATTTTTAAGTGCATAAACAAAAACCCAAAAAGATATCAAAATTATACTATTCGACCGTATCGGAATTCTTTTCAATCCCTTAACGTTGCGCAATTCCCGCGCTATTCGCTTAAATTATCAAAATTCTA